TTTTAGTGCCGCGAATCCAGTCTGCAAACGGACTGCAACTCCAGTAGTTTGTGTGTTGTGCCATTACACTCTTTCGTATGTTTGTTTAAAAATATCTAATTTAACTACACCGTAGTCATTTGTACCATGGCGGACAATAACATCTTCGCCTGTATTATAGTATAACTTCTCTCCCCAGCTTGTGTCAACCGAACCGGAGTGATCTGCTAACTTAGCCACTTTAATAATCTTCTTAGGTGTGCAAACGCCGTTGCCTAGATCATCTTTAAGATCGTTAAATTTTTCCGGAGTGATAGGATACTGCTCACCTTTTGGTCCAGTCATGATATAGTAGCCCGCAGGATACTTAACTGGGCCTTCGAGCGTATCAATAGTGCCAGGTTCTTTGGCGATTTCATAACGTTCTTTAGCAGGACGCTTGTAGGTTTCAAACCCACCGTCTTTGAACCAGTCGTCGGTAATGACAGGACCTTCTACAATGTTTATAAATTCACGCATCATTTTCTATCGCCAAAAAGTTGTAATAAGGTTAGGAACAAGTTAATAAAGTCCATGTAAAGAGTTAACGCACCGCGAACTTCTACAGCATCGTTGGTATTGTAACTGACTTCTTCTCGAATCTTTTGTGTGTCATAAGCTGTCAATCCTAGAAAGATAATGATTGCCAATGCACTAATAACCATCTGCATTACTGTGCTACCGATAAAGATATTGACAATACTAGCAATGATAATAGCAATCAACCCAACAATCATAAACTTGCCCATGCTGTCTAAACTACGTTTAGTAAAATAGCCGTAACCACTCATTACACCAAACAAGATTGCCGCGCCCATAAAAGCACTAACAATTGATCCCATAGTGAATACAGCAAAAATTGTGGCAAAACTTAGACCCATTAGTGCCGCAAAGCCGTGTAAGCATAACTGTGCTACGCTTTTACTTGGGTTATTAGCCAATACCATACTAACTCCAAAGATTGCCGCCAGAGGAGCAAATATCACAATCCACTTTAGTACACCGGTAAAAAAGAATTCCAGCAACTCTGGGCTAGTTCCTACAAAGTAACTGACAAGCATTGACATAACGACAGCTAAACTCATATGTCCATACACACGGGCCATTGCTGAGTTGATTTCGCTGACAGAACGATATGACATTCCATCTGTATAAGTTGTTTCGAACATTTTATTCTCCTTTAATAAATTGCGCCAATTCAGGCGACTTCCAACCAACGGGTTTTAAAACTTTACCATCTTCACGTTTACGAACTTTGCCAGTATCTTTATCAATCTTGGCAAAGTTAGTACGCATTACTTCATTCCATGCACCTTCACCGTCTGCACCCATACTATGAATGGCACCAATAGTAACAACTAGAATATCAATAAGTGCATCCAATTGTTCTACACGGTCATCTGATAATGTAGCTTCTAACAATTCCTGATGTTCTTCACTGATAAGTTTAACATACATTATGTATTGTTTTTCATTAAACTGATCAACGCTTTGATCGCAGGCCTGCATGAATTTTTCTTGGTCTCTAAACGGATTCATATTATGCCATCCTATCTATATTTTGTCCCGGCCGATTTAGTTGCCGATTAATTTCCATACGTTTGGCTTCATTGGCTTTCATATCTTCACGAATCTTGAGTTCTTCAATACGTAGTGCTTCGTGTCGTTTATCTAAATTATTAATTGACAACTGTCTATACATTTCATTATTGAACTCGGTAACTTTTGTTATAGTCATAAATTTTCCTTAGAATTTGCTAGTAATCGTAAAATCTTTTCACTGTATACATGAAGTACGCCACGATCATCTTCAACGACTAATCGAATTGCTCCACTTAGTTTTGGAAAAACTGATACTACTGTTCCTACAAATGTGTAGTCTCCGCCTACCTTTTCTACAAGGTCCCCTATTTTAAATAGTGTATTCATTATTGCACCCTTTCAACCGAAGTCATTAAACTACTAACTACCTTAGATCTAGTTGCTGTAGTTTTTTCACCTAAAATTGCTAGTCCATAAATTTCATTTTGAAAATTTATCAACATTACTAAGCACCTACCAGCGGAATTAGTAAAGCCTGTTTTACTAATTAAAATACCATTATACTTATTGATATCGGGATTTGTATTTTTAATTACTAAATCGATACGTTTCTTTTTATTTTGAATTTCTAAATGATCGGTAGAAGATGACGACAGCGCAACGATTAATGGATAGTTTCTAAGACTGTATACAAAATTTACTAAGTCGTTAGCAGTGCTAACATTACCAGATTTTAATCCGCTAGCATCTTGTATTGTAGTATATTTTAAATTTTCAGCACTAACCATAGTGTTAACATTGCTAATAAATTTTTCATAGCCCCCTGGGTATGAATATGCTAATGTTTCAGCTGCTCTATTATCGCTAGCAATTAGCATTGCTTTCATTAGCTCAAATCTTGTAACCATTGATCCTATTGGAAATCGACCAGTAACCCTACCCTGTACCTTTACTTTTTCATTTAGATCTAAATTATCGTTTAATATTAACGCTGCTGTAAACAACTTAGTAACACTGGCAATTGATACAACTTGACTTGCAGCCGTTGACAACGACATCTCTGCAGTTGTGAAATTATACAATGCATAATTTCCAGCATAATTGTTAGAACTGCCTAATAGCAGAACTAATGCAAATAAAAAACGCATAATTACCCCCTGATACTAGTTCTTGTTTTATTAATACTTGGACCTACACTAGTAAAATCAATTCCGGCCATCTTTCCTTCATACAGTTTACCATTCCAGGCCATTGTAAGTTTTACACTTTTATTTAACACTACTGTAAGGCTTTTTCTTTCTTTAAATTCAAATACTACAGCAGATGCTTCTTTGCTAGAATTTGCTTGTTTAACATTACAGGTTTCACCGTATCTTATTATTTCCACTTTTACCCCACTTTAGATAAAATTCACTTAATTTTTTAGATTCAAGTTCTGCAACAATTATGTATTCATGGCCAAATGTCATTGAGTTATGATGTCTTTTCCAAATTGGTTTTTCTATAGCATGTTCCATAACAAACTTACCTGGTTCACTTTCTTGCCATTCCCATAGTGGTTGTGCAGCATATAGATCCGGGTCTTCTACATCGCCTACTTGAAATTGATGAACAACTACTTTGTGAAGTTCTTTCACATTGTCGGTATCATCTACTATATATCTCACTGTGCCCATGTTAAATGAAACAAAGTTATAAACTTTTCAGCATTGTTACGTTGTTTAAAATTCCACATATCAAATGCCATTCTTTGGCAGTCGGGCCATTCTTTTAATTTTTCTTCAACCCATTTAACACATTCATCTAAATTTCTAGTATGAAAATGATTGCCAGCATCATCAACTGTTCCAAAATCTTCTATAAGATGCAGGCGATACAAATAGTTTGGACCATTTACTATGCGTTTTAAAGTAGGTTTAATCACAGAACATCTTTCTTTCCACTTAAACATTATTGCTTGCAATTCGTCAAGTGCGCTCATACTTTGGGTTTTTTCTTAAAATATCGACGTTTAGGTTTTGTATCTTTAAAATTTAAAGGCCCGTGACTAGAATCTTTTTGCGATTTTTCTAATGCGGCATGAATTGCATCTGAACTAATATCATCTTCATCTGATAAATTATCTGTACTAATATGATTATTATCTTTAAATTCTTCAGTTGAAATAATTGCCATTCCAGTTCTAGACAGCATTTTATGTGCAGCATCCGAATCTGCAAATGCTTCGCGCAAACTACCCACACGGCCGTCTTTACTTTGACTAATAGTTTCCCATGATCTTACTTCAAGTAGATATTCTATTTCCGTTGGAATTGCAACTACATAGTGTACTATGTCTTGATCCCAATCTTTATAATTAACATTAAACCATTGGACAATTTTACCTTCGGTAGATTTGCCATTAGTAATGCCGTATATCCAAACGGTATCGTCAATATTGTATTTCTTTTTTACTGTCATATTTTAATCCTCGGAATTTTTTGATATATTTTTAGATTCTAGTAGATCTTTAACAAACTTAATTGCTTTTCTATCAGTATCATATACATATTCGTGATCTGTATCATCGTCAGTACGTAACGTGACGATGATGCCATTTTTTACTTTTCTAATTTCTATACTTTCAAATACCATAGGATTCCTTTTTATTGAGGAACTGACAAATTATAGTTAAAGTGGAAAATACCAATATGTGCTACTTCTCTGCTCAGTTCTTGATCACACCATATTTCATATCCAGCCTTTTGAGCTTGTTGACAAAAATAAATGTCTTCACCAATTTCAAGATTTAATGATGGAATATATTCTTGTAAGTAGTGTGGTTGAGGTATCTTTTCATAGACTGCTCGTTTAACCAATACTAGTCCATGTGGTAGAACATCAATTAACTCCATTGCAGGACTTTGATCAGTAGTTTGAAATTCTGTAAATGTTCCAGCAGACCCTTGCATACCTGTAAAATTAGGATTTGGAAAACGTCTACGGCGATAGTTTGCCCCGACAATTTCCTTGTTACGTGCCAGCAACCGCATAGGTGCATCGATTGGAAACTTCATGTCGCTATCGACCCAAAAGATATAATCAAAATCACTTTTTAAGAAAATATCAACTAAATTTCGGCGAGCAATAGTAATAACTGATCCAATATTAAATGCACAATTAATTTTAATGCCATTAGCAACCATATTAGCTGCTGCCATAGTTAAGTGTTGTGCAAATTCAGCATTAACCATTTCCATAGCAGGGACTGCAATCATTATACTTGGATTTTTTCCAGATTGAGTCTGTACTTGAGTAGGTGGTTGTGGTCTAAAATTGGTTGGCATACCCTGTCCCGGAGAACCAGGACGATTTAATTGTGTTGCAGCCGTAGGAATAGTTGCCCGGCTTGGAATGTTTAGTTTACCTTTTTTCATTTGTTTCCTTTAAAATTATTATATTTGGTATTTGTTATAAGAGCAAGAATCAATTTTGCCATTATCTAGGTGCAAACTCTTGTTGTAGTTTGATGTTGTCAAAGAATTCTTTCTTTGTATGAGGATCATTTTTAAATGAACCTTTGAGCACTGTGGTCTGTGTTAAACTAGAATGTGCCATAATGCCGCGATTTTCGCAACACCCATGAATTGCCTGCACATAGACTGCTACGTTTTCCGAATCAGTAGCCTTACTAATCTCGCGGGCAATATCATTACATAGCTCTTCCTGTAAAGTACCACGCCTAGCACACCACTGTGCTATTCTGGTATACTTGCTGAGACCAATAAGTTTATTAGCGGCAATGATACCGATGTAGGCAACCCCAGAGACAGGCTGGTGATGATGAGAACACACACTTCGAAGCTCACTACGTACCACAAGCATACCTTCGTAGCGGTCGGCGCTATCGTTTGGAAAAGCTGTTGCATCTGGTGCTGGTTCATATCTGCCTGCCATTATTTCGTTAAAATACATCTTAGCAAGTCTACGTGCTGTGCCCTTGCTATTTGGATCGTTCTCACGATCGATAAGCAATGTGTCCAGTACCTTTTCAAATGCTTCTGTAGCTTCGTCAATCAAGTGTTCCTTGGCTGACTCTGCAATATATTCTGAGATGTTGTCGCCTGCCCAAAATCTTTTACCATCTAGATGCATACGATTTCGAAGTACTCGACTTAAATTCTTTTCACTCATTGTTGTTTTCCGATGTTAATGCAGGGGATTGCTATATAATTCTATTATATGTTATTTAGATTAGATTGTCAACACCATTAATATTTTGTGTACCACTGATATGCACTATCGATGATTGTTCCGATATCACTGTGTTCCGGTTCCCAATCTAAATCTCTTTTAGCTTTTGATGAATCTGCAATCAATATTGCAGGATCACCTGGCCGCTTAATTCCGTAATTCAAAAATTTAAATCCATATTTTTCACCAACGTAGTCTGCGATTTGCTTATTGCTTATACCGTGTGCAGTTCCTAAATTGAATACATAAAATCCCGGATTGTATTCTAGATAATTAATAACTTTAATGTGTGCCTGCGCTAAGTCTAAAACATGGATATAATCTCTAACACAGGTACCATCTGAAGTATTATAGTCATCTCCAAATACGTTAAATGCCCTACCGTTAATACTGGCTTCTAATGCCCGAGCAATAATATGTGTTCCGCCTAACTCTGCACCTAAATCATATTCGCCCGGCCAAGCACCTGCTGCATTAAAGTATCTAAAACAAATGCTATTAATATCGTAGGCATTGCTGTAATCTCTTAACATAGTTTCAATCATTAACTTGGTACGACCGTAAGGACTAATTGGATTAAGAGGATGACTTTCAGGAATAGGCAACTCTTGCGGCTCGCCGTAGACACTGGCACTACTACTGAAAAGAATTGTAGGTTTCTTTTTAAGATTTTTAATGTGATTCAACAGTTTAATTGTTGAGCTAACATTGTTTTCATAATACTCAGCAGGATCATAGACACTAGGTTCTACTAAACTTGTTCCTGCACAATGTACAATAATGTCGGGGGATAGATCGCTTATTGCACAAAGACCAACATCACTGGCAAAATTGTTGCAAACAAATCCGTCCAGTCCCTTCATGGTATGATAGCGATAGACACGATCTATTAAGTAGACTTTATTATTTCTATCGGCATACTTAAATGATCGTGCAATGTGGCTACCAATATAACCACATCCTCCAGTAACAACTATAGTTTTAGCCATGAAGCCTTAACAAGGTGTTTTTCTTAACTGCTGCGTCTAATACATTTAACGGCCTGTTAACAGATTCTGCATATTTGAGTAATGCCGCAGTATCCTTGGGGAAACAATAACCGCCAAATCCAAACGATCCATCTGGGCCCGGAACCTTCATATGACTGTTTCCAATTCGCTCATCTAATTTAATCATAGATGTAATAGTATCAAAATCAAGACCACTTGCAACAGCAACACTCTGAAGTTCATTCATAAAGACAACCTTGGTTGCTAAGAAACTGTTTATAGCATACTTGGTCAAGGCGGCTTCGCTGATGCTACAAAATTTAACATTTTTTAAATTAGGTTGAGTTAGTTTTATGATACGTTCGGCCTCGTGTTGGTATGCACAAACCTTGCCGCCAATGATTGAAAATTTACCATTAATGTAATCATCTACTGCATTTGCCGCAGTTAAAAACTCCGGAGCGTGGACAAGATTATGGAATTTGTCATTTAAATGTTTATATGTATCTGGAGGAGCAGTACATTTGCTTATTATTACGCCTGTATAGTTTTCTATGGCTAAATTTTCTAAAACTGATTCTAATATGCTAGTGTCGCAAGATCCGTCGTCATCTTGTGGGGTTGGAACACAGATAAAAACTGCCTCACATGTTGCAAGATTCTCATAGGTACTTACAATACCTTTTGGAGGATCTAATATTACCAGTTGTGTGAGACTAAAGTCTGATAGGGATTCTTTAATAGCATTACCTACATAGCCAAGGCCGACTATGCCAATTTTGGGATAAAAGTTCACAGGTCGTGCTCCACAATCTGTTTAACAACTTCAGAATCCGACCAACTTACCTCTGGTACATCACCCCAGCTGTGTTCCATCGTTTGTTGGAATCGAGTTGCTTTTTCCAGCGCCTCTTCAATTGTAGATGCGTCAACATCGAATGTGTATCTGACATCAAGTTTTACTGTATATTGTTTCATAGTAGTCTCCGTGGTTAAATCATATTCTTTAAATTCTATAGCAGGCAAGTTAGTGTAATCAAGATTTACAATGTCTTCTATGTACTCGAGCATAAGTTCTTCAGTGAGTACATTAGTATATGTAACCTCGTCCCAGGCAATGTTCCAATCGTCACCCAATTCCTCACAGTAGGATTTTTTATAATCTGGATGAATCCATTGAAATGCCAATGGGTGATTAGGAACCTCTGCACTTAGATACAATACGTTATTGGTATTATTGTTATAGATACAATGGCCACATGGATTATCATTTTGGTCTTTAAACGCAATGGTTGACGAATCATCAAAAGTTTTAAAATTCCAGTCATCACCTGTGGTAAATTTGTGATCAATTACTTCAAGTACTGATTTAAGATTCATTTGTAAGTCCCATAAAAATAAGTTCTCGCTCTGTTATATATGCTACAGGGTTAATCCAACCGTGAATAATACATTCTTGTAATAGGGCACGGTAATTTTCTGGACATCGTTGACTAATTTCAAATCCTGCTCGAGGAGCAGTGATAAGTTTATCCTTGATATGAAATCGTGGATCACCTTGCTTAATAGTGCGGATTTGGCTTTTGTATACGTTGTAGCTCATTCTACTAGTATAGTAGAATGTATAGTAGTTGTCAACTACCAATTAATCCAATCTTTGTTTCTATATGGTTTGCCAGCTTCGGCTGCTGGAAGATATCGGACAACTTTCTTTTTGACACGCTGTAAGATTGTATGATTGTGATTATGTTCAAATGCTTTGAGATACATACGCCAAGAGTTGTGACGTCGATACTTACCTTTTTGATTTTCATTAAGATACTTAATTATGTTTTTCTTATTTTTATTAAATTTATCCATTAGCTCGCAGGCAATATTAAATCCATAGGCATCAATTTCATCTGTACATCCTAGATACTCTTGTTCTTGTCTAAGTTTAGTTTTTTCTGCATTACTTGCATAATCTGGAAGTTGTTTAAAGTTTCTTCTTCTAAATTGTCTCATATGAATAATTTCGTGTAACAACGTATCTGCTATGTTTGTACACATACTTTCAAATCTTCTAGAAGTTAAATTTATTATTTTTTGATCTGATCTGTATTGTAATATTATTTCAATACATTTCTTATGTTCCATATCATGATAGCTACAATAGCGCCCACCTACATATACAAATTCCGGATCAACTTTATTACTAAATGATTTCCTGACTCTAATTGGTATGTATTTCTTTAGTAATGTGGTAATTTTACCATGAAATTGATCCACAGTAAGTGCTTGTTTGACTATTTCAGGGGTTAAGGAACACAGTAGCCCAATAATGCTATTCCGATTTAATAAAGACCAGTTAAAGTGTTCAGTTAACGCAATCATTTTTACTTAGATTATAATAGTAATTATCATCTTTATGTTGTCATTATATACTACGTTAATGGTATGTTAGTTATTTTAATATTACATTTTTTTAAAAAATAGATACCATCTTCAGAACGATACGTTTCTCTGTAAAAGATTTCCGTTATTCCGGCACCGTAAATGCTTTTAGCACACTCTAGACACGGAGCATGTGTAATAAACATAGACGAATCTTTGCCGCCTATTCCGCCGCGCCTTGCTAATTTGTCCAATGCATTTCGTTCAGCGTGTAATACTTCATGTTTAGTCTTTAATCGTTCGTTGCCAGTCTCATCATAATATACCTCTTCACAGTTATTATCCCAACCAGTCGGCATACCATTGTAGCCGTAACTAATAACGCTGTCATCTTTGACAATAACAGCACCGACTTGTAATCTACGAGCATGGCTAAGTTCGGCAGCTCTAGAGGCCCAGTCCATATATAGATTAATGAATTTTTGTTTCACAATTATCTTATTATTTTCCGTATTAATTTATGCCAGTAAAACTTAAATCCTCGCCATACAGGAGTAAGTTCCCAGCCAACACTGATTCCTATTTCTTTAGGTATGTTGTAGTATGCTTTGTTAATAGCATCTTCTTGTTTTGACATATTTTTTATATAAAACGTATTTCTTTAAAACCTTCTTCCTCTGTGGGCATTTCAAAACTTGCCAGCATTCCTTCTATTACCGCATTTGGAATTTCTTTACCAGGTCGGCTATCCAACCGACGCTTCAGTTCAATTCTTGACGGTGTTTCAAACACCACAGCAATATGTTCATGGTCGGGTAACATAGCAAATTTCTTAGCACGACTTTTAACAGTAGTACTAGTTTGATCCCAAATAATATCTCGATTCATTTCACGTGCCACAATAACTTCTTCAGCCATTAAGCCAATGGCTTTGGGCATGAAATCTGTAAACACTTGGGAATAGGTAAGACCTACTTCTTTAGCATAAATTTCAACCCACTTGTCTGTGCTAATTTTAGCACAAGAAAAAGCCCAGGCCTGCTTATCTACCCAAGTAGATTTGCCGGACCCAGGCACTCCAATCAATTGATAACATTTTGGCATTATAATACCTCTACTATATAATATCCTGAATTAGGATAATTTTTTAATAACCATTCCAACATGCCTGGTTCAACAGGCAGTCGGATGGAATCGTACCGGTTGGTAATATAGGTCATATTACATTGTTGGTCCATTGCCACTTTTAAATCCTATCTCACCACCTTGCTCTACAATTTTCTTTAAGACATCTTCAAAGAGTATTGGAGCAAAGTCTGGAAGTTGTTCAACACTTACGTTGTAATAACGAGGATCAATTTCATCGCTATACAATATTTCCCCTGTGCGAGCATCAACACCACGAGCTTTCCTAACTCGATTAGCATGGAGATGTCCATGCACATTGCAACCAAATCTGCCAAGACTATCACTGTGAATAGGAATATGACTTAAGATAAGTCCATTTATTACATGATAGGCTCGTAACTCACGGAAGTATGCTCTATACTCATCATCTCGGAAGATGTCGTGATTACCACGAATCAACACTTTGTCTCCGTTGAGTCTACGTAAAGTGTGTAGTGCTTTACGATTTATAACTGCATCGCCACAGTGGTATACTTTGTCAGTGGGCTTTACTCGCTCGTTCCAGGCCTCGACCATAGCTTCGTCCATTTCATCGGCATTATCCCATGGGCGAAGTTTTGTAACACCGTCGTTACGTGTGAAGCGACATACACCCATGTGACCAAAGTGCGTATCGCTAACTAAAAATACACTAGGCATATCTTGCTCCTTTCATTAAATATTATTTTCTCTTAATCTACGTTCACGCCTTTCGGCTGCTAAGGTAAACACCTTCTCATTGTCATTGGTCCAATCTATTGCTTTCTTGGGAATGATCAAACCAGATTCTAGAGTCACACCGTTAACGGTATGAGGCTCGTTCTCGTCATAGGTCCACCCTAAGTACTTCATCATACGATGCTTAACACACAGATTAGGACTGCGGAACACTTCGGTATCCTCAAAGCCCATCATGACTCCAACTTCGCAGACTGCGCCACTACGGCACACACCTGCCACACAATGAACAACTACATTCATTCTTTTTTCTAATGCGTGTTGCAGTAAACGAACAAGCTCTGCGGCCTGCTCATGACTGCAACGCATTTCTTCTTCCAGGCACTCGTCGCGTTCTTCAATGTCCAAAAATTGAAATTGATGAACTTCTTTAAACTTGTACAACGGAGTAGGAAAATCTCCAGGCGGATCCACAATTTGAATCAGCATGGCGGTCTCGCCCGGGTTAATGTGAAGTCCGCGTTTAATGTCGCTCAGTGCAACGTTTTGAATCCATGGCATGTTGCTATTCTCTTAACGAATCTTTTTAAGATATTCTTTTCCAATTTTACCTTCTTGGATTTCAAGCAATGCAGTAACTGGAGCATTAAGTTGTGTTCTAGTTTCAGCATGGCGATGTTGTCTTGCTAATTCTCTTGCTCGAGTAGCAGCAATCAATACTAGATCAAATCGATTTCCGCCAATCATGCTTACACATTTTTCGGTATCGATAAATGTTCCGCGACTTAATTTTTTAATATACATAATGTTCCTTTAAGTTATTATACATTACATATAATAAAAAGTCAATTAATATTGTGAACTATAATTTGGAGCGGGATATCAGAATCGAACTGATGACATCTACTTGGAAGGAAGACGTTTTACCATTAAACTAATCCCGCAATAATTTTACTTATCTTCTTTTTCTCTTTCTCGATCTCTAATTGGTTTTACCTCACTAGCTAAATGTGCCTGAATCATCAATCGAGCAAATGCATGCCGTTGATCCATATCAGTAAATGGTAAAGTTGACAAAAGCGTTTTTGTACGTTTTGGCATTTTAAATGTTTTTGTTGGTGTCATTTTTTTCCTTGTTAAAAATATAAGTTGATGCCCTAGGGCAATTTGGTGCGGCTGGTCAGACTCGAACTGACACGTCTTTCGACACGAGCTTCTAAGACTCGCATGGCTACCAATTACATCACAACCGCATTTAAATTATTATACAATCTATTTAATATTATGTCAACTGCTATCTGGTCCGGCGTGACGGAATCGAACCGCCATGTACAGGGTAGAAACCTGCTATATTTTCCATTATATGAACGCCAGAAAATTTTTCATAATTACTTGAATTAATGGTGCCCGGGGCGGGAGTCGAACCCGCATGCCATTACGACGGAAGATTTTAAGTCTTCTGAGTATACCATTTCTCCACCCGGGCTAATTCTGTTTATGCTTTATTATACTTTCTTTTTTTAATCTAGTCAATATTTTTGTATGTTATATTAATAAAATAAATATTCCCATGCTGGCATTAAAACAACACATACCGTTAAATTTACGTCGTCGAGTAATAGAACGTGATGGAATACATTGTGTTTATTGTGATGACGATTTGTCTAATGCTGAAATACATATGGATCATGTAATTCCAGAAAGTAAAGGAGGTGCTACAACCTATGCCAATTTACAAGTTACCTGTAGAAAATGTAATCTGGCTAAAGGTACTCTTACAGAATCTGCATTTACAGATAAACTACGAACACGAGCAATGAATATTTTAAATAGAATTGGTAATAATTTCAAATAATAAATATGTTTAACATAACAACAATGTATGAAACATCACTTATTTTCCAATTGTTGTACTTCTTCTGATGTTAATTGAATCATTGAAGGCGATATGCGTAATTCAATATTCATTGGGTCTGCATTACCTTCCATTAATACCATTTCTTTAGGTATAAAACCAATTTTTT